AAGGCGGGCTAGCGTAAAGATCAGAGACGTTAGCTGCTGAAGTATAAGTTACAGCGCCCCCTTCATAAAGAGCAACGACTGTTCCTGGCGCATCATTATACTGGTAAACAAGGTTTGTTGCATCAATTAGAACAGGAGAAATATTTGAAATTGGGTATGTCGAAGTGCCCCCGCGAGCCTTCGGTTTAGGGGTTCCTGCCATATTGGAAGGACCCTCGTACCCGCCAGTGCCCAGGTAAAAACTGCTCTGTATTGGTTTTTCTAGGAAATAAGTTGCATCCACAAGGGGAATTTCAACTGTGTTCTCCGAGAGTGTCCAGTTTTTTGCGAGACCAAGAAATACGGGATTTAGAGACGAAAACGCGGGGTCTTTGAAAATTCCACGATACGTCTCGTAAATTTTGGCCCCGGTGTATACTTCAACTGGGCGTCCGTCGCTGGTCTTGCTTGCGACCACGCTATCCCAAGTACCTCCGGGATTAAGGAATGTCATAGTTCCCCAGGAGGCGCCAACAGCATCGGAACCAGGGGCGAGAGAGACTGCACGGTCAATGTCAAACGCGCGGTCTAGCAGGGGTGGATAGATTCCCTCGGACAAATCGACAAAGCCAATATCGGAAACACGAATAGTGTCCGTACTTTCGAGGACAACCATGTCGGGCGCAACGCCGAAAGGGCGGGACGCCCACGGCAGCGTTGAAGCTGATGCCGTGGACGATCCTGGAATGTATACCTGTAGCTTGCAGGCGTAGAGACGGCTCACGCTGCGACCCTTTCAGGGGTTAGGGACTGTTGGCGAACCTCACGACGAAGCGCCGTGATTTCCTCCTTAACGGCCGTCAAACTTTCCACCAGGGTAGTGGTCTGGGTCTGTGTGGCTTGTGCCAAGAAGGAGGCTGTGAGGGTATCAGGGGTTTGCTCTGCAACCGCCTGAAGGGCTGCGATGGCACGGTCAAAGTCGGCCACAAACGTAGTGCCAGAGCCGTTATACGTGCGGCTGGCGTCGATGAAGGAACTAGCGTAGTCCTTCAGTGTTGCTATGCTGTTCCAGTCTCCGGTAGTCGCCTTATCTGAGGCGGTATTGAAGTCCATGCGAGCGATATCGTATTTCGTTGCTTCCGACAGCGGGGACGAGTCTCCCGTGCGTAGTGTGTGAACGTAGTCCCTCACACCATTTGCCATATCCATAACAGCAATCTGAGCCTTGCTTTGACGCTCGGCTTCGGCCTGTAGCACTGCATCGTTGTACTTCTTGATGATTGCGAGCCGTTCGTCGGCCTGCACCGCCTCCAATCGTACCATTTCCGCGCCCACTTGAGCCGAGGTAAGCCCCAGATCAACCAGGGACTTTTTGAACGTCAGCTTCTCTTGCAGAGCGTTCAGGTCCGAAGTCATTAGGTCGGCCGTAAGGTTAGCGGCATCCGTGCCGACCATCTTCAGACTGCGGATGGACAGGCCGTCATGTAGCCCTCGCGCCTGAAGATCGCGCTGGTACAGGAGGTCAGCGATAGCTGTAGTGCGGGCTGCGACTAGATCAGTCTCAGAAATGCCCAACTGCTTCGCCATATAAATCGCAGCGTCGAATTGAGTTACAAGAGATTCCATAGACTGGGCAAACTGATTTGTCCTGCCTGTCAGTGCGTTGTAGGTGTTGGCAACCCACTGCGAGGCGCTATCTGCGTACTTTTGCAGGATAGCTGCCAGTTCCCGAGCCTGAATATCCCCTAGGGCCGAGATAGAAGCTGCCATTTCCTGAGGCGATAGGCCGAGGTCCCGGTAGCTGGACTTAACTTGAAGCATTTCTTCGCGGGCTTTGGCTTGATAATCCGCAACATCTGCCTTCAAGTTATCGCCCACGTTGCCGTTAAGCTTAAGCGCCCGAGACGTTATGCTTGTATCCAAAGATTGCAGCTTAGAATCCCGTGCATCCTTTAGTTCGGCAGTGGCAGCAGCCCAGGCTTCAGAAAGTTTCTCAGTAGCAAGGCCAAGAGCCTCGGCATGTGCGATAAGCCCCGTCCAGTTGGTGTTGAGGTCTTGTACGCCCTTTAGGTAACTCGATAGGCCCTTGGTGTATTCACCGCTGACAATGTTGTCGTAAACATCGCGTACCCACCGGAGTTCCTCGATAGCTTGATCAAAGTGTCCACTGAAATCCAAACGCCTAGAAGCGATATCCTGCGATGCGGAAGCGCGGCCATTATTTGTGACTTCTGCGACCTTAGCAACGCCCGCAAAGATTTCCTCAATAGTTGTCCCATCAATGCCCTTTGAAGCGTTAACAGTTGCTTCGTTACCCACTAGAAGCTTGTGAAGAGTATCCAGCAAGGCATCCCGAGTGAGGTCATTGAAACCCTTCTCGTTGCGGCCGTACCCATGCCCCTCACCATTGACACGATAGTAAATACCATCGCGATTGCCGACGCCGACCTGAACACTACCGCTGGCAGAGACGTTCAGCATGCCCTTGACCTTATCGGTCAAGAAACCAATGGCGCCCAGCGCGCGGGACGACATATCCCGGTTGCTCTGGCTGAACTTGCTCCCGGTGGAGCCGCCCTGAGAGACGCTACCGTTGGACATATCCATCGTGGCGTTGCCCTCCATGTTGGAAGGCTTCTCACCAGGGACGAACATGCTGGCGATAGCGAGGACAGCACCAATAACCCAACCAATTGGGTTCATGGACGCACCAGCAACACCGGCAGCGGTCAGAAGTGCCGAGGCGCCCATAACCGCAGTAACTGCACCGCCAGCCGCGCCCATGGCGCCGCCCCAGCCGCCCTTCTCAATACCAGCGTAGATGCCGTAGGCACCGCCGATAACACCGGCTGCACCGCCAACCACTTGCCCGACTGTGCCCACTGTGCCGCCCGCAGCGGCAACAGCCTCAGGCGTGGCGGGTCCATACATACCCGCAGGCATCGCAGCCAGTGCGGAGTTTGTTGGTGCAGCAAGAGCGGCTTGGGATGCCGCACTAGAGAAAGCGGTGGTCAAAGAGCCGTTAACAAGGATAGGAGTCGAAGAAATACTCTGGTAAGCGTCCGCGATAGAAGTTGCCAAACCCTTAAGCGCGCTCACACCAGTGCTTGTTGCAGCGGTGCCTGCGGCGGTGCCTGCGGTGGTGCCTGCGGCGGTAGTGCCTGCGGCGGTAGCCCCTGACAGGCCAAGAGTCTCCCCAATAGCACCAAAAGAACTGCCATTGGCACCTATGAGGCCCAAAGAATTACTAACGCTGTTGCCTGCATTGGTCAGGATACCGCCCTGACCCGTCAGGCCCAATGAGTTCCCGAGGGAGAATCCCTCAGGGATAACGCCCAAACGACTGCCAATGGTATATAGACTCGAACCTGCACCCAAAACGCTAGTTAGGCTTGTCCCTCCGGAACTACCACCAGACCCTAGAATGCCTGCGAGACTGCTAGTCCCCCCTGTTGGAGACGTGGCCGTACGGCCCAGCATTCTGGTGGCCATATCAGTCTTAACCTGATCTAGCTGATCCGGATTAACTGGACCCATACCGTTGATGATAGCGTAACCTGCTGCTTCTTTGTCCCCGATGCCCGCTGCCAGAGAGGCGACGGTGGCCACACCGCCAACTAGCGAACTTGATGAATCGCCTCCCAGGATTTGCAACAGCCCGCCAGCCGTGCCGCGATTGCCACCAAAGATGCTATTGAGGATTGGGTTGATGATCGCCATCTTAAGGGCAGCCTGGATAATCTCAGAGAACACCGCCTTAGCAACGCTCTTGAAGCTGACCATAATATCTTTGCCCTTGGTGAAGGCATCAGTGATCGCAGCGCCAATACGGTCAAACGCCTGTTCACCGATCTTGCTCAACTCCTGCCAGGAGTTGTTCAGTTGCTCGGTCTGCTGACGAACCTGAGCAATCTCCTTGGCCTGACGAACCGCCGCGTCTATCTGCGACTGATCGGCACCACGGGTCTGCTGGCGGGCGCGCATTGCGGCGACTTCCTGCTCAATCAAGTTTGTGTTCTGGCCAATCATGCTCTGCTCTAGGCGCATGACTTCTAGGTCGTCGCGGCCTTTATCAAGCGCGCGGGCCGCCTCACGGGACTTCTCCGAACGGGCTAGACGATCAATGTTAGGGATCAACTCAAGGACGCGAGCATTGTATGCCGCCATCGACTCGGCAGTGACCTTGCCGTCTTTGTCGGTCATAGAAACTGTCTCAAGGGCTTTAGCCATGGCACGAACACGGATTTCAGCCGTCCGCCCCGCCGCAGCGCTCTCATTGAACCCAGCAGTGATGGCCTGATTACCCGCGACAGCGCGGTCTGTCTCTCGGACGTACTTTTCAAACTCTTTGTTTAGGCGTTCTGTAATCAGCCCCCACGCCCGAGTGCTTTCAGCCGCTGCATTGATGCGGCCCTTGCCGTTCTCGGCAGCGTCAGCGATGCGGTTAATTGCCTTCGCGTATTCAGTGGCAGCGCCGGTATCAAGACCGGCGGAACGCGACTGTCGCCCCAAGTCCTGCATCAACTCCTTCACGGAGTTAGCTAGGCGCTCCGCGTTGGGGTCAGCATCAGGCGGGGTTGTGCGCCCCATGCGGCCACTCAAGTCGCCCACCAAGCTACGTGGAGGAGTAGGAGGCCCAAACTGCACGGAACCTCGCGCAGGCACAACATTCCCCTGATCATCCACCAGTTGGGTAAAAGCAGCAGCAGTACGCTGAGACGCATCGGTCAGGATGCGATCAAAGGTTGGGCCAAAGAAGCCGCGAAGGGCGTTCGCAGCCTCGGGGCCAAGCGAGGATAGTTTGTCAGCAAAGTTATTGACGAAAGACGTAGCTGCGGTAGAGCCGTTTTCAGCCATCGCGGTTGAGATAACTTCGCCAGCGGTATTTGTGTACTGGCGAGTGTTACCGAACGCGCGAAACGCAGTCTGTAATCCGTCAGCAAGAGAGTCGCCAAACGCTTTGGACATACGGGCGCCAGCGTTACGGAAATCGCCATTTGCCAGCGCTGCAAAACCCTCACCTAGCGCGGAAACCATCGAGGATAGCGCTACCTGTACAACCGACAGTATGTTTCTAAATACGGTCTGAATGTTATCAGCCATGGCGCTGAAGTTGCCCGCAACGTCTGTGGCAACCGCTGCTGCAATAACAGGGAGGCTCTTGAACAAAGTGGTTACGGTGTCAACCCAGCTAGCGATAGTCATAACGCTGGATGCGATAGCCCCGGTGAACATATCAACGGGGTCTTGCAGCGAACGCATAGAAGATGCCGCATGGTCGCTAATAAGCTTCCAGAAGTTTTTGGCTACTTGGCCGATGTAGTCGAAGGACGCGCCAATGAGGTCCATCACCCGCATCGTCTGACCACCGACCGAAATCAATGTATCCTTGTAGTACAGGTAAGCTGCGACCAACGCGCCGATACCAAAGATCATCAGACCAATTGGGCTAGCTAGTGTAGCGGCAGTAAATGCAATAACCGCGGTTGTCGCGGCAGCAAGGGCGAGGGAAAGGGCGCCTCCAATGAGGGAAGCAGCCACCGCTACGGCCGGAGAAGTTCGCTTCTCAAGGCTTTCGTTCAGCGCCTCTAGCATCGGCGTCATGTACTTGTCGGCTATGGAAACGACGAACATCAAGCCGTCGCCCAGCTTACCAAGCACAAGACCCAAAGTCTTGAAACCTTCGGAAGCGAAGTTGGAGTTCGTCAGCGCGGTAACAGCGTCAACTGAACGACGAAGACCAGAGTCTACATCGGGCGAATTTCTGACCAACTCGGCCCAGGCGTTCTTCATCCGGCCTAGTGAAGCATTCAGCGAAGTTGAGTTGCGCTCCGCTGCCCCCATGCCGCCAGACATTTCCAGCATCGCGTTGATGAACGGAATGGCGAACTCAGCCGTGGTGATCTTGCCCTCTTTCATCATTTTTTCGAGTGCTTGCCCACTCATACCCGTCGCCTTAGCCAGGGCAGCCATCGCTACAGGCATACGGTCGCCTAGCTGCTGACGCATTTCTTCAGCGGAGAACCGGCCCTTAGAGAAGGACTGAGTCATCGCGCGGATGACGCCATCGGTGTCGGCGCTGGATAGGCCAAAGTTGCGGGCGGCCATCGTGAGGCGCAGGAATGCCTGCTGGGTTTGCTCCGTCGAAGCACCGGCAGCAATCGTCGCAGCGGTAAACTGAGCGAAGGACTTACCAGCGTCGAGATACGAGAACCCGACCGACTCACCCGCAGCGCGGAGGAAGTTGAAGTTCTTGGTGGCATCTTCCGCAGATGGCGATACGGCACGTAGGGTATTCTGGACAGTCTCTAGCGACTCAGCGGTCTGCAAGATTTCACGTACACCAAACGCGGCGGTCATAGCCGAGAGCGCAACCTGGGTGTTCAGCAGTAGGCGGCTAAAGTTGCCGAAATGACCCCCAGCGCCTTGAATGGCCTCACCTAAGGTAGTGGCGTTGCGGCGTAGCTGGGCAAACAGACCGTTGTGAGCCGTGATAGCGTCACCGACTGAACGGGCCTCCATACGGAAAGCCGCGTTGGCGACTGTCGCCTCCACGGACGCAGCGCCATACATACGGATCGCGCGCGTAGCGTCACCCGCTGCCGAACTGATCCGGCGCAGCAACTCTTCTTGTAGCTTAGGGTCTTCGACCTGACGGTCGATACGATTTGTGATACCCGCCTCACGGACGGCAACAACTGTGGTCGCGTTAATGTCACGGCGTAGGTTAGCGTCGTTATTGCGGGCAGAGTTGCGGGTAGCAGCGCTCAAGGCTTCTTCAGCACGCGCAGCGGCTTTCGCGGCGGTCTCAACACCCTGCAAATCCTGGCGAATCTTACCAAGCGCTTCCCTGTAATCATTGGAGGCGCGGGTGGATTCCATCGACTGCGTACCGTACTTGCGGAGCGTTGCAAGGTACTTCTGAGTTGCGTCGTCCAGGCGATTGGTCAGGTCAACCTGGGCACCCTGATCTAGGTTGCCCAGCTTGCTATCAATAGTGTTTTGGAAAGAACCGGAAGCGGCTGTAACAGAACCAGTGCGGGCCACAAGGCGACGAGCCTCATTCTGCTCGGCGGTGCTGCGCCGAAGAGACTCCAGGCGCTCCTTCTCAGCGTCACGCTGGGCTTGGGTACGCTGCTTCTCCGCATCCTTCTGGGCTTGGGTGCGTTGTTTCTCCGCATCTGCCGACGCTTTGGTAGAAGCATCTTCCGAGTCCTTGCGGGAGGTAGCGCTGGCGCGTTCAGCCGTGTCCCGCTCATCCAGGAGGCGGGAGAACATGCTGATGTAGGATTGACGATTGCGGAGAGCCTGCTTGTTTTGTTCAGCCTCAAAAGCGGTATCTTCGGCGGCCTTCGCCTTGCGAACTTCACTCCTGCGCGCATCTTCGGCCGCGATTTGTTCGGCGGCACTTTTTTCTTGGGCAACCTGATCATTGATGAGGTTACGCAGCATGCTTGCGTAGGATTGACGGTTACGGAGCGCCTGCTTGGAGACTTCGGTGTCAAAAGCGGCATTCTCAGCGGCCTTCGTCTTGCGAACACCAGAGATACGCTCGTCTTCCGCGCGCTGTTGATCCGCAGCATTCTTAGAGTCGGAAGCCTGCTCGGCAATAAGATTACGGATCATGCTGGCGTAGGACCGGCGATTGCGGAGCGCCTGCTTGGACACTTCCTCATCAAACGCGGCGCTCTCAGCAGCCTTCGACTTGCGAACGTCCGCGACACGCGCTGCCTCAACCTTTTCCTCTGCCATCCAAGACAGAGTAGCGGCGCGATTGACCCCCTCTTCTCGGCGTGTTTCGGCCAAAGCACTGCGCTTATCTGCAAGTGCCCGTGCCGTGTTTGCCTTCTCCTGGGAGCGAAACATCGCTTCCATCTGCGCTTCTTTGCTGCCCGACTCAAAGGCAGCCTTCTGCTCGTAGGCTCGGCGTTCGTCAGATTCGCGCTTCGCGTCCGCTGTGCGTGCCCGATTAGCCGTGGTCTGCGAGGCATTGATCTGCTTCTCTCGCGTAGCTTGAGCCTGGGCATTCCTGGCGTGCATCGCATCGATATCGCGCAGCGCATTCAGCGCAGAATCTGCTTCATCACGCATAAGCTTGGCGCGTTCTGCCGCAGCCTGCCGAGAGATGCGCGTCCGCTCGGCTTCCATCTTGGCGTGCCATTTGATCGTATTGTCTGAGAACGCCCGCTCTAGCGCAGTCAGTTCCGCTATCTGCGCCTTGTACTTGTCGAGGGCGCTGGTGTTGAAATACAGGTTATTAGGGGTGCGAACCCCACCACCAGACGCGCCCGCGCCGCCAGAGGCAGCCGCGAGAGAGCCGCCACGCGCCGTCGCGGCAGACATGATGGTGGATAGTTTCTGCTTCGCGCCTTCGACGAACTTATCAACCTCACGGCGAGCCTCCGTGAAGTCAATAGAAGCGGTTAATTCTAGGTCCGACAATTACTTACCTTTAGATACATTGCGACCGAAATCGCGGCGGATACTCTCGATTGCGAGACCAACAGCGTTGGTTCCCCGAGGATGAAATGAGTGGATTTTTGTGCCACCAGCACTGGCGAACAGATCATAAGAGGCAATGTTGCCGTATTCTTGCGCCCAGGCGCGCGAACCGGCGCCTTGAGGGAGATCGCTGGAAATTCCGATAAGGCTAGTGCCACCAGAATCAATGATATTGCCAGAGTCTAGCTTCGCCCCGTTGGTGATAAAGTACTTTCGGAACGGGTTCTTACTGAAATCAATGGATTGAGTGGTGGATAGGGAAATTCGTTCGTAGAAACTGCGCCCAGATTCCCCGCCTACTTCAAGGTGGTTGGTAGGGAGGAGTCCGCTATGCCAAGCAAAAGCATCTGAACCACCGAACCTGTCGGCAATGTCGATGGATACGGGGCGGTCTGCCGAACCATACCAGCTACCTAGGGTTCGCCCGGTGTTGTAGGCGGTCGCGTCTAGGATTCTCTGATGTAGCGCCAGGACAGTCCGACGAATGATGGCGCCTGCTTTTTCCGCAATCTTCTGTTTAATGCGTTCTTCAGCGTTTTTGCTGAACCGCACAGTGCTGCGCGCAGTGAGCGCCATTTCTCTAAAGTCCTTTAAGATAAAAAGGCCACCCGCAGCGGGTGCGTGGTGGCCTTAAAATTCAGGTAGGTTTGGATCGCTTGGACTTGGCACTTTCCTTGCGCTGCTTTTCAGCATAGTCGCGGAGGAAGTGATTATCTAAATGCTCAAGCAGAACAATGAATAGCTGTCTGTCTTCTTCGTCATCGACTTTTAGAACCAAGTCTAAGTAGGCTCCGATTTCGACATAGGGGATGGCGCCTACCGCACCAAACCCACTGAGACTTCGCCTGGAAGATAACCGGGCGAAAGCGTTCCACACATCGATTTCAAAGTGTTGGAGGATAGGCTTGCTTAAGAGGGCTGGCGGGACCTTTCCGGTCTCTTCTGCCAGAGCCTCAAAATAATCAGCCTTATCGCCGTACCTTGAACACCAATCTTGGAACGTCTTTAGTCGTTTTTTGCCGCCTCAACGCCTTCAGTCTGGAAGGTCTCACGCGCCATGGCGGCGGAGACCACATCATTCAGCATGTCAGGGTACTTGACGAACAAGGCTTCAGCGCTCTCAGCGCTATATTCCATAACCGCGCCGTCTTCATCAGTCATATTGCGCCAATCCAGCAGCACATGACGGGCGACCACCTTGCGAAGAATGTCTTCCGACACGCTGTCAGGGGTCTGCGAGAAATTGCGATACGGCTTCTCAAGGTTCTTCCGCTCGGCGCGGGCCTTTTCGTTGTTCAGGCGAGCGATCTTCCACTCAACCTTACCGGCATCAGTCTCATCGACTTCGATCCACACGCCAGCCAACTCGGCAGCCTTGTCGGTCTTATACTTGTTTAGAAAACCCATAGTTTGTAGTCCTTTGTTGTCGGGAAAAATGGGGAGAGCCGTCCCGACAACGACTCTCCCCTATACTATCGCGCGATAGAAACCGCTTAAATTGTCGGGGTGATAATGGCATAAGTATAAAGAAAAACGCGACGATATACAATCGCCGCGTTATTGAAATATTCGGATAGGGGCGAAATTAGTGCCTAATATCTCGGTAGAATGGGCAGGTTACTACCAATCGGTAGCGCTCACTGATCACACCCATGCTTCGAACAGAGGGCGTTCGGAAAGTGCTGATCCCGCCCGCAGAATCGATAAGCTGCTGCCTGCGGTAAAGGTCGCAAACTGCATCACCCATCTTTCGGGCATTTGCCATACCGCTATCAGGAACCACCAAGATATCTACTTGGACAATCCCGACGTAGCGGTGGAGAGCCACGTTTGGGCCTACAATCTCCATCTGCCTGCCATCGCCCGAGACAATGCGGTGAAGCACGTAATCCGTTAGAGGCTGCTTCATCCCTGCATTTTCCCAAAGGACGGGAACTGCTGAGAAAGTTGTAAGCGCCCACTTGTCTCGGAAATGCGTCTCAATGCGGGCGCGTTCTGCTTCAAAACTCATTTAATTATGACCGACGAATGTGTAGGGTGTGTAGCGCCGTGCCGGTTGGGTCGGTCTTAAAATCCACGATACGCCAAGTATCTGAACCGATAGTAAGCATATCGACCAAAGCTGGGACGATAGGAAGAGACTGATATGGGATAAGGCATTTCTGATCCCCCGCTTCAACAGCCTGCTGGCGGCGGTCTTGGAAATCCAGTGTCTTACTCTCCTGCTTAAATTCAGTCAGGATAGCTTGAACAGTAAAATACTGCGTGGAGTTAGATACAGCCCCCGTAGCTGGGTTATAGGTCTGTGTCCCCGTCTGTAGGTACGTCACAGTCCGTAGCGTACCGGGAACCGCAGCCCCCACGGTCTTGAATACCGTGGAGGTTAGGGCAGCGAGGCTTAGGGTCAAGAAATCAGCGCCCCAAAGGTGATCCGGCGGTTGCTGTTACGCACCTTTCCCAAACCCTTGAGAAGGTCTGTCACGATAGGCGGGGTGCGGTACATATTGACCGCCAACAGGGTCGGATCAGCAAACTGGACAGTGATCGTATCCACCTTAGCGGATAGGATCGCATTATCTGGCTGCCACTTGGCAAGGCGGTCGTCGGCCATGGTGAACTTTGCCAGTTCGACCACAGCCCACCGCACGTTGTAAGGCACGACATTAGAGGCTACAGCGCTGCTGTAGCGGTCTACAACGTCTGTGCGGGGCCACTCTAGCGCCTGAGCGGTGACAGCCTTGGTGCCCTCCCAGGTGGTCCTAGAATCGAGGACCCTGGTGACGTACATCAGCAAGTTCTGCTTCGTCGCATTGTCCAACGCAGCCCACACGGCGGCGCTATGAATGTTCAGGGCAGCAATGTCATCCGCCTCCGCGACAGTCACGTAGCTTGTCGCGTTTGAGAGGCCAGCGCCGGTCTCGGCAACGAAGGTAATCACTTACTTACTATCTCCATGTTCGGTGAATGCCTTGACCCATTCGGCGGCAACACCAGAGCGAACAACATCGTCGTCATCAAACTCAAACACCATGGCGTCGAGGTCGTACTTGTCAGCGATGTGAATAAGGAACTCCAAACCGTTGATCCCACGAATGTCGGACTGATGCCCGCTGATATCGCCGCTGATGATGATCTTGGAGTCTTCGCCTACGCGGGTGATCAACACCTTAGCCTGCTCAATTGTCAGGTTCTGGCTCTCATCCGCGAGGATAATGCAGTTGGAGAAGGTGCGCCCGCGCATGAGGGCAAAGGGGACGAAATCGATGACGCCATCCTTCAGCAGCTTCTCTACCGTCGCCTTGCTGGCGCCGTCATTGAAGGCGTCGATAATCGGGATTGCCCACGGAAAGCACTTTTCCTTAACATCCCCAGGCAGGAACCCAATGGCTTCGCCAGAGACCGGAACCATAGGGCGGGTCACAATGATCTTTTCGATATTGTGCGCCAGGAGTTCCTGTAGGGCATAGCGAGCAGACACGTAGGTCTTGCCCACGCCAGCACCGCCAGCGGCCAGGATGACTGTATTCTCCTTGATAGCTTCCAGAAACTCGCGCTGCGCCTCGGACTTTGGCTGAAGTGGTGGAGGCGTTCGGGCAAGAGTACGATCTGTCTTTATAGTCCGCTTTGCCTTGCGGAGGTCAGCCTTGGAGGGACGGCGCGTTGGCGCGTCGAGGTACTCGAAATCAGCAGGGGACAAGTAAATCACTCAGTAGAGGGAATAAAATAGACCATAAATAGGTCGGGGCTTACTCGATACGGCGGCATAGAGGTAAATGCGGGCGTCTTCGGCGCCAGTATTATACCCTGTAATTGCCGTCAAAAGAAACCGCCCGATTCTTACTCGGACGGTTCTTGTAGCTTTTTGATTGAATGAAGCTGCGCCTCGCAGGAGCGACCGTACTCGCGTAGGTCAATTATATAGAGAGCAACGTCCCGCTGGGTCTTTATGTCTGGAACGGCGGGTTCAGCAGGGCAGACAAGTAGGGATTCAGGGATAGTGATACGCTCTGTGCGTATGCTTATTGGAGGGCTAGCGCACGCCGTTAATAGCGTCACGCAGAACAGGAGCGATAGGACCGTCTTGTTCATTAGTGCTTTTGACTACTCTTTCTCGTTGCGCCATGCGGCGTTCGGAAGCCGCCAGGGCTTCAGAAGCGGCGCGGTTGACTGCTTCAAGGGAAGCGGCGCTATGCTTCCTAAATTCATCCAAGGACGCAACCGTTTGCTTCAGCGAGTCTTCTGCGCCAATACGGCGGGATTGCTCAATCTGGTAGCTAGCGCGGTAGGTTACAGCCGCGCCAGCCGAGGCAAGAAACAGGATAGCGAACGCCAGGATAAAGTACTTTTGGAGTCCGAGGAAATCCATCAGTGACCCTTTCGGATTCGGTCATCCACACGAACGTAAACCGTGAACAGGGCGCCTAGAACAGCAAGGGCAGATAGGCCGTACTTCAGGAAATCCAGATGGGTGCCTGTAGGTGCCAAAGCGTCCTGAGCAATCTGCATCTGCCCGGCGATATCGGCAACCGTAGCAGCGCCCGTAGCGGCTGCTGCACTCGCACCGGCCCAAATTGTGCGGCTCTGTGAAAGAGGCTTTACAGGCTTCAGGAATAGCTGACGCTCGGCCTCGCGGCGCCGGATTAGCCCTGGCAAATCTTCCAGTACGCCATCCCCATTTGTGTCACCTTTGACCCACTTTGGAAACTCTTCAGCGGCCTTATCAAAGTTACCAGCAAGAAGCAGCTTGCGTAGGGTGGAGCGCTCAAACTTGGTTGGCCCAAGGTTGAAGATAAAGCTAACGACTGCGGAAAACTGGTTTTCATTAAGTTCGACGCCCTTAGTGAGGCGTACAGTTTCTGCCTCAAAAAACAGAAGATCATCAGCCAACATAGCGTGGGCTTCTTCAGGCGTGATAGGCTTGTGAATCACCTTGGCTCGGCTAATACCCTCGCGGCCTCGGAGCATTGCGCCGTTAGTGTCTCGTAGGGTGTGGCCATAGCCAATAGTCACATAACCCGCTGGGCAGATATAAGGATCAAGCCCTGGGGTCTTTGGGTCTCCATCAACCAAGCCTTCGAACTGCTTGATGAGGTTGATCCCGAAATCATTAGTCTTCATTAGCTGTCTTTGGCGTTTTTCAACTCAAACATTTTTTGCATCATAAGATCGAATCGTTGAGTTAGATTCGTGCTCAGGGTCTTAATGTCATCCCGTACTTCTTCACGGAAGGCTCGAATTTCTTCTTTAACCTTGTCAATATCCCGGTCGTGCTCTTGTCGGCTGATGGCAGTAGTCCGGATACTAGCCACTTCGCTCGTAAACTTTGCCATGGAGTCAGTGTGTTCCTGTCGGAGAATGCTAAGTTTCTTGTCGGAATCAACCCTAACGGCTTCGATCTTATGTTCAGTATCTTGGTTGATTTTCCACCACGCGCCGAATAGGCCCCCAAAGGCGCCGATGACAGTGATTAGATCGGTAATTTGAATGTCCATTTGGCGCCCTAAAAGAAAACGCTGAATAGTGTAGGCCACCATCCAGCGTTAAGTATTAGTATTCTGAAGTGAGCGCTAACGCGGCTTTCGCGTTTTTGCCGGAACAACTGGCTCTGGCTCTGGCTCTGGCTCTGGCTCTGGCTCTGGCTCTGGCTCTGGTTGGAGGGGTGCTTCCGTATCAACAGGAGGCTCTAGCTTCCAACCGTGACCAACGAACGCTTCATAGGTGGGAAGGTGATCCGTATCGACAGTTGCGACGACACCTTCACGGTACATAAAAATAACTGGCATAAAGCCTCTCGTATTGCGGGAGTAGAGCGAAAAGGGTCCCCCTTTCAGGGGACCCAATCCGGTTGAGGTTAGCCGTCGAAACGGACCAGCAGGCGGGGATCAGTCACCTTGGCGCCGACAAGGGTGTCGAAGCTGATGATGTTCTTCTTGCTGGAAATGTCGTACTTGCGCGCGACACGGATGTTGAAACCGTTCCAGTTCATGATGGCAGCCATGTTGCTACCTTCAGTGTCGAAGGGCAGTTCCAGAGGAACCGACACAAGACTGATGCCACGAGGATGGCCCACAATATTACAAGCGTGCGAGGCTTTCAGGGTGACGGCAGCGCCAGACACGGCAACGGTTAGGGCTGGGCTGATGGTCAGCGTGCCAGCACCACTCGAAAGTGTGAGGTCAGCCTGCACAGCGTAGGTCGTGGTATGACCGGCGAAAGTCACAATATCACCCTGCTTGAAGGTGCCGCTTGCGGCGCCAGAAGCAATGGTAACAGTGCTAGAAGCTAGCGAGCCGGTAGCTGTCGGTGTGCCGCCAGGAACGCCCGCAACCTGCGAAGGGACAGACTGAGCGCCATACCAGTCGATGTTCATCACACGACCTAGGCTCGCATCCCGAATGCCCGCCAAACCAGCGTCGCCGCGCGTGTCCAGACGGACCAGATTGTCGATGCTCAGGAAGCGCGACTTGGTAAGCGGGCTGAGGAAGCCAACGCGGCCCGTCATCGGGACCTTCTTGACCATCAGCGCACGATCCAGATCGGCCAGATCGCTAATGGTGCTCAGGGTGCCGTCGCCGTTCCAGTCAGAAATCTGGAAGTACTTGCTGTATAGGTAGGTATCGATAGCTTCCGCCATGTTGATCATGGCAGGCTCGATGATCTGACGGCTGAAGTCCTGGAGTTCCAGGGTGCTGGACTTGCTGGTCAGTTCGATGGAGATATCGAAGTGCTTCTCCAACTGTAGAGCAACGCTCGTCTCATCCACGGTCTGGGTCGAAATCGAACTGGTGAACGTATTCACAGCGAAGTTGGCAGGCTTGCGGATTGTGATGGTGTCACCGACAGCGGCACCAGTGAAATTGGAAGTATCGCCACGGAATACCAGCGAAGCGGCAACCGTGTTGTTGCTGAGAAGCATCAGCGACTCGCGAGCAATAATGCTCGGGATTAGCATAGGCATAACTAAAAATAGTCTTTCACAAATGGGGGGCCTTCGCCCGTAGTAAAGTGCTTTAATGTG